TAATATCATCTCCGGTGCACTCGTAACCTGTATACCACGTATCAAAGTTAAAGTGTAAATTTAATGGTACAGCATACGCTCGTCTATAGGCCAATTGGACTATAAAATGATGAGTTACTGCTAACATGGCAAAAGAGGAAAGGGCTCCCATTGGCTGTCCTACTGAATAAGAAAGGACAATCCAAGGTCTCCCTCTAGGATTATAATATACAGGAATGTTAACGCCTCCGAAAGTAATTTCGTTTGGCATTCTAACGTTCCGAGCTCCTCTATTCGCTCCAATTTCTTTGGAATACGAATCAGGAAGGTACATATAATACTCTCTTTTAACCAGGAAAGTACTTCATAAATTACCTAAACCAGGTAACAGCAGATTAAGAACTTCAAGTTGAAGCTCTATCGGCAACCGGTCAGTGGCCGCAGAAAGATCAAACCCTCAGGATTTCCTTCTAATGAGAGATTTAGATCTAGCTCTTCTTTCAGAAGAGTTTTGATTATAAACCCCATCATTAGGTAAAGACTTGAGAAACTTAGCAAGGAGTTGTTCGATAGGTTTTAGGATGGACTGAGTCCACCCGTCAACCATCGCAAAAACTCTAAGTTTCCCTGCCGCTTCTTCTTTTATACTTAGTTTCCCAGCAAAAATATGCTCGGGATAACCAATATAAGAAAGATGGTATTTCGATGACTCATCATAGAGTCTCGCAACGCCATGGTAAGGTGTATCTTTTGTTTTTACAAAAGGAAGCTCTGAGTCATTATCATTGAAAGCATAAGTGCTTTCATATAATAATCTCAGATCTCTCTGCTGTAACATTGACATGATTCCAAGAGCGACTGAATCCAGTCCCAAAGCTTTATGCAGACTAGGATCACTAAGTAACCCTGTCCAAGAAACTCTTCTCGAAGGAGAAGCCGTTTCAAGGAGAAGGAAATTAGCTTTCCGCCACAGAATCCTCAAATCAAACATACTAGAAATCCCTCCTGACGATAACATCTGAAGGAATTGTTTCTGTACGCTATGATAAGAGGGTTTTGCAGTGGAAGGAGCTACAATGGTTCCTATTTTAAGAACACCAGGTATTTTAATTACCCGGTAGACTGAAAATAGGGTTAACCAAAATCTTATAACAGAAGGAGAAAGACCAATTATCAACTTTCTATCCCTCGAGGGGATGATTGGTGGTAATCCTGATGTAGTCAATCGAGACTGCACCAGTTCTTTATCCAGCTGTGTAAGAGATGTAGTTTTATCCCTAGCTACAGCTTTGGAAATGGCAAGCTGAGAAGCCTTAAGGAGTTTTACGGTCTGTTCTGCACCATGGTGTCTATAGCTGGATGTAATCCATCCACTAAATAGTCTCACCAGTCGTAGTCTTCCGGCAAACTTTACCCGATTCGGGAATACGAAGGAGATAACTCTCCAACCGTAAGCCCGAAAGAGGTCTGCCAGGGGTGGGGTGGACATCTGGTACAGTGCGTAAGCACCCTCGTTGTTAGGCCCTTTCACTTTAGTGAAAAGACCTTCCGATGAGGAAGTACCTTTTTTCCACTCATTAACAGTATCCATATCATTGGATTTGTTAATAAGTTCCCACGTCCCGGCAAGGCTAACCATGCTTCCGTTCTCATGGATTGCAGCAAAGAAAGCTTTAATTCTTCTTGAAGTTAACATTCCTTGTGTTGTTTTTAAAATCTGATTTTTCATAGCAACTATAGGTCTGTTTTTACTTCATGAAATCCGCTTGCAGATCGACTCCTGAGATCAAGGGAATAGCCGCTTGTTCTTCAACGGCGCTTCTCCTCCCTCAGGTTCACTGCTCCAAGCGACCTTGCCTTTTGGTAAGGGGGTCCGGTATAAACCGCCTGGTCTTAGCTCTATTTCTGTCCTCGCGGCACCATAGTGGCTTTTTCGTAACGAAAGAACTACTATCGTGTTCGTAGGGATGTTAATACATAAGTATCAACGGACTTACTAGGCCCATACCCGTCTCACGACTCATAGTTCCTAATGGAACTACTCGATTGATGGCAAACCGCTTCGGATTTTAAAGAATTTAAGTGTATGTTAGACCTGGTTTCCAGTTTTCAAAACTTGATTAGAAGGTCTAGGCCTTCTATATCTGGTAAGATGCAGCAAACCTATTGCTACACTCCGGTGTGCAAGAAACGTCAAGCACTCCTTTAAGCCAAATATTATACCGCTCAACACGGATCAGTAAATTCGCTTCCTACTTATTCATCACTGAATATTAAAGGTTGCAGAATCTAACTCTCCTGAGATTATAATCTATTGGTCAAAAGGACTTTGCCAAATCATTCACTATTATTACCCGTTCCTTTGGAACAGGCTATTAAAAAATAATAGCGGATTGTTTAGATCCCTCATAATGAGAATCTGGCTCAGTTAATCTTTTAACTTTTTAAATCGTAACCTTAGGGCTACAATGTCATAAGAGTGTTCCACACTAGAGTGTCCTCTTTCGAGGTTCTAGGTTAGTAGTCACCTTATAACCCGGTAGTTGGTTCTCAGTAATGCATGATTAGGTCCAAAGGATCATCACCATGCCCGACTGTAGAAGTCCAGCTACTACCGTAGCTTTTAAGTTTACAAACATTATTAAATCGAAACTTTCGGTTTAATTGATGAGCATTCCCGCGAGTCTGGGCCAACGATGAATGTCGTTCCAGCCGCTCAATGCAGTCTGTCTGTGCACTTAATTGTGTATGGCCAGTATTGCCCTTCCGACAGGAAGGGTTCAACCGGTTACTAGGGGAGCTTGCTCCCTGAGATTATCCGGCCTCAAGCATACATTTCTGTATGAAT